AAGAACAAGGCTAAAACTGATGAGCGTATCGGCAAACTTGACCAAAAGACTGCCTTCCTTAACGATACACAGATAGCAGGCAACGTGGTAGCCACTGGTACGATGATTGTAGGAAATACACTCGGTGCAAAAGCAGGTATCACGGGGGTAGGTAATGCTAATAATGAGGTGCGCTTTTGGGCAGGAGAGACGTATGATAAAAGAAAACAAGCGCCTTTTTTCGTAACAGAGGACGGAAGTATATACGCTTCTAAAGGGAGAATAGGCAATTTTACAATGGAGAGTGGAAGCGATACAAGACTGTTAGCAAATGGACTTACCATAGCTTCCAATGGAATTATAAGAGCCTATGGAGGGGTAACAAATAGGAGTACGCAGGTTATTATAAATGACCCCGCTCAATTACAAGAGCTTGTAGGTACACGCCCTGCTGCGAGTATTTATTCATCAGGATTTGGAGGAACAGCTCATACAGCCTTACACCTAACAAGTAGAGGTGGGGTTTATAATGCAGCTCTTGTATTAGAAGCTGGATACGGGACAGAAGGATCTACTGCTATAGACATCAGAGATGGAGATATACTTGTAAAAGGTAAAAAAAGTTTCTCAGGCACAATAAACATAGGAAATGTTAAGATAACTGTAACTAATGGAATTATCACAGGAGCGCAATAAATTTAAACTTTATATATCATGCAAATCATTCAACAAACAACGCGTATCACCGCACAAGAAGAAGTACAAGGCACAGTTGTGATGTACTCCTACGAATTTGAGAAAGAACAAAAACCATACGCAGTAGCTTTCTCAGCCACCCGCAATAATGAATCGGGATCTTATAGCGCGCCAATTCAAGGGACTGTAACAGAGCTCGATTTCAACGTGCAAAATAACAATTTCCAAATCTCAGATATTGAGTTGTACAAGCATATTCACGAGGCTTGTATGACTATTATCAAAGGAGAAAGCACTGAAAAACCAAAAGCCAATGATAAGGGTAAATAGGTATCTCGTGCCAAAAGGGTATAGGGCAATCACCCTATATCCTTTCATCTTCGTTCGTAACGATAGTGATAAGTACGATAAAGAGCTTATCAATCACGAACGTATCCACTTGCGACAGCAAAAGGAACTACTGGTACTCTTTTTCTATATCTGGTATTTCCTTGATTTTCTTTTCAAGCTGATACGCTATCGCAATTGGGATAAGGCTTACCGCAATATCATCTTTGAAAGGGAAGCCTACAACAACCAAAGCAACCTTGACTACCTCAAGGTAAGGGGTATATGGTGGTTTTGGGGACAATAACCAACGACTAATGACTAACAACTAACCGTTAATTAGCAATGACACTACAAGAACTAAACGCCCTCCCTGAAAGCGAGCGTATCACCCAACTCAAGAAATACCCAGCTAAGCGCCCCGATACACAATCGCTTATCAAAGATTGGGATTATACCCAGCACGATGTTTTTGATGAGGAATTACGCCCCAAGCGAAGGGTGCTCGTCAAAGAACAAGAAGAAAACAAAGATGGTACTATCAAATCTCCCGCTCAATTCAGGTGGGAGGACGTCAATCGTATGGCTTTACCCTTAGAGCAGGACATCGTCAATATACATACCGCATTTACAGTAGGTACACCTCCTAAGATCACAGCCAACGCTACCGAAGCTGCTGAACAAGAGCTTATGGAGCTGCTCGACGGCATTCATCAAAAGAACAAGCTCCCTTATGATAACAAGCGCTTGGTGCGTTCGTGGTTTGCAGAGTGTGAGGTAGCCGAATATTGGTATGTAAAACCCGCCAAGGAGGACGATCCTAACCCTACCTATAGGCTTAAGTCTATGATTTGGTCGCCTTTCCGTGGGGATACACTCTATCCTTACTATGACGAGTATGGTGATCTGATTGCTTTCTCTCGTGAGTACAACAAAACAGATAGCAAAGGCATACAATCTATTCGTCTTATGGTAGTGGATAATCAAAATGTAACCATCTATAGCAATGGTGCCCAAATAGAGCAGTACCCACACGGATTTTCCAAGATCCCTATTATCTATATGAAAAGGGAACGCCCATTGTGTGATAAGATACGTACCCTCCGCAATCGATTAGAAGTACTGCTATCCAACTTTGCCGATTGCCTTGATTATAATTTCTATCCGAAAATGGTTGCTTCAGGTGAAGTCGTAGGCGTACGCAATAAGGGAATGACAAGTGAGATAATCCAACTTGAAAACGATGCCCAAGTATCCTACCTCACTTGGCAGCAATCCCCTGACATGGCTAAGTTAGAATTTGATAACCTCACCTCTCGTTGTTATGCCCTTACCAACACCCCACAAATCACCTTTGAAGCCCTGCAGGGTCTCGGAAATACCTTGAGCGGGAAGGCTTTCAAGTTTATGTTTATGGGGACACACATGGCAGTAAGCAACCACGCCGAGACTGTAGAAGAGTTTTTACAGCGCCGTATTAACTTTCTTCTATCTGCTATTGGCAGTCTTATCCCTAAGTATGCCCCAGTGGCTAAACGGCTACAGGTCAATATAGAGATTGTTCCTTATATGATAGACAGCCTTACTGAACGCATAGCCGATGCTGTTAGTGCTGTACAAGGAGGAGTTGCGTCGCTCAAAGAGGGAATAATATTAGCTGGTATTACCGACAAGATAGATGAAGAACTCGCTCAAATAGAGAAAGAAAAAGGAAAGGAATTGTTTAATTAGCGCATTGGCAAATTAGCATTATGGACTTAGAACAGTGGAACGAATACCACCAAAACCAAACCGAGAAAGATGTATCCAAGCTACTACAGTTATTGGACAAGGTGCTGAAAATGGCTGTACTATATTATGGCATGCAGGCGTTGAACAAAGGGAGTGATTTATTTACCTTTGCTCTATATCCTGTGCTTAATAAAAAGATAAACAGCCTTTTTGAGCGCTTCCAAAATACCTTTTCTCAAAAGATGAATTTCTATGTAGACAAGCACTACAATATTTCTCATAATAAGTTCAAGGATGTTTTTGGAGAGGTGCTAAAGTCAGGTAAAGTGGCTACATATACCACTGCCAGCGTAAAGAAGCATTTACCCATGGAGGCTATTCGCTCGGCTCGTGTATGGAACCTATCTAAGCAGTATCGTACCGAGATAGAAATGGCTTTGGATATAGCTATTTCAGAAGGGACACCCGCCAACGAGTTAGCCACCAGTTTAAGGAAGTATTTACGAAATCCTGATACGCTTTTCAGGAGATACAGAGACAAAAACGGCGTTTTGCAACTCTCCCAAAAGGCAAAGGAGTACCACAGCGGGCAAGGGGTGTATCGCTCTGCTTATAAGAATGCCGAGCGCCTGGCACGTACTGAAATCAATATCGCCTATCGCAAGGCTGATATAGAGCGCTGGCAGTCTATGGACATGATAGCAGGGTACGAAATCAAGCGGAGCCGACATCCCTACGGCTGTGAGATCTGCGACATGATGAAAGGGGTCTATCCCAAGAGCTTCGTATGGGTAGGTAATCACCCTAATTGCCGTTGCTATATGACCCCAATTTTTAAGGCTGATATTAAGGGAAAAGAGCTTACATTAAACCCTAAGTTGACAAACTGGATAACCACGAACGAGGAAAAAATCACAACCGCAAGTAGTACGCCTATGTTTCTATGGGGAGTAGATGGTCAAAGTGAGGGTATCTCCCAAAAGGTTATACAAGCAATACAGCCTTTTAGTAGGAGTACTTATGTAGCCTTTGAACCTTTCTCACCTGTGATTATTGAGCATTTGAAGAAGATAAAACACAACGCAGACAAGCAAAAACTACTACAGGAAATCATAGACGATAATAGAGCAAAACTCGTCTTTCAGCACGAGACAAACGGTGCTAAAACTGTTATCTTTGACCTCCATAGAGATAAAGGAGAAAGCCTAAATAACACGTTAGAAATAGCAAAAGCACTTAACGAGAAAGGAAAATCAGTAGCTCTATTACCTGAGTATGATAAGATTAGTAGTGCCGATGCTATTGTGGAGTTCAAAAATAAATTAGTTATTGCTGATTTTAAGTATCTAAAATCAAAAAAGATAAACACCCTACAAAAAGAATTATATGAAGGCTTTGAGCAGATTGGAATTAGTAAGAGTGATTATATAAAAGAAATATCTACTATTGTATTAAAATTAGAAAATGGCAATACGGATTTGTTTGTACAAGCGATTGAATATTTAAAAAGGAATAATAAGGACTTAGGAAACATAACACTTATTAATAAATATAACAAAATCAAGGAATTAGAAAGAAAAGATTTAATAGGTGATAGGTATAAGAAAATTGTAAAAGGGTTCTTATGAAAAAAAGAGAATGTTTGTTTATACAAAACATTCTCTTTCAATAAAGTATTTAAAGCAAGAGGCCAGCTTAACATCTATCGCTTGCGTATAGCTTCGCACTCCTCTTTTGGTGGGATACCCCAAAACTTTAAAGCCATTATTTGTATGGCAAAGGTACAACAATATTTCTAAATAGCAAAGAAATTAGGCTAAACTTTCAATTTCTTTGAGTTTTTCAATATAATACGCTTTGAGACGTTGCAGGTCTTTGTCTGTGAATTTATTGCGACCTACTTGTAACCTTTTATGAGTAGTAGTTGATAACGCCTTGCCTATGGCAGCAGCAACCTGCCTATCTGATAGCTCTAATAGCTCAATTATATAGAGTACTTTTTCTTGTATAGTCATAACCCTTGCATTTGTGTTAGTTCCCAGTCAAGATATTTCTTGTACCATTGCCACGCTTCTTCAATGAATTGTTCAACAGAGATAATAGGGGCATATATACCCCCTGTGCTTATTACATTATTCTG